CACATATGGAATGGCTCGCAATGGATCTTAGACGAGCAAGCTAAAGAGAGATTGCTTGTACAAGCCAAAACTGAAAAACTCACCGAAATCAACAGTAAGGCTCAAGCCTTTGTTTCAAAAATTGCCAAATTAGATGAAACTCCTGAGTTTGAGCAAGCGACATGGCAAGAACAGGCAAACGAAGCTAGAGCATGGGCGAATAACCCTGAAATAGATACACCTAAATTGGCATTAATTGCTATTATGCGGGGTGTGCCACTTAATATATTACGTCAAAAATGCCTAGAAAAAGTGAACGCATTTTATCAACTATCTTTTGCAGTGGCAGGACAACGACAAGGCTTTGAGGATAGATTGATTGCTGCCGAAACCTTGGAACAAGTGCAAGCCATTGAGCCTGTGTATCAGTTGCCACAACAATAACGGAGATTTTATGCACAAATTGAAATTTTATCTTTACCATGTATCAATCGCCATCGACCAACTGTTTAATGCCCTCATTGGTGGCGCAGCAGATGAAACGCTATCTAGTCGCACCTATCGTGGAGCAGTGCTGGCCAAACATCCACGCAAGCGTTGGCGCATTTGGTATCGTGTGATTAACGCTGTCTTTTTTGATCGTAATCATTGTAAAACAGCATACAATAGCGAGATCAAAAGAAAACAGTATCCTGTCGATTTTCAAAAAATTTAAAAATCAACCGCACTTTTGTCAAAGTGCGCTAATTGTGTTGAACCTTTTCTCACAATTCCAACCGCTCGCACCACGCGTCACAAACCCACACAATAGCCCTATCATTAACCAAACAGGGCTATTTTTTATGTCTGATGAATATCTACACGGTGTCCGTGTCAATGAAATTACCGAAACACTGCGAACGCTAACCGTTTCCTCTACTTCCGTCATTGGTTTAGTGGCAACTGCAGAAGACGCAGATCCAGAAGTATTCCCTCTCAATAAGCCGATTTTACTCACTGGCATTACTTCTGCAGTAATGGCAAAAGCTGGCAAAACTGGCACGCTTTCCCGAGCTTTAGACGGCATTTTAGATATTACCAACACTAAAGTGATTGTGGTGCGTGTGGCTGAAGTCGAGGACGAAGCACAGATGAAAGCTAACGTGATTGGTGGTGTAAATGAAAATGGCGAATACAGTGGCTTGAAAGCCTTCTTAGTGGCTCAAGCGGTAACGGGTGTCAAACCTCGCATTTTTGTTATCCCGAAATACGACAGCCAAGAGGCAGTCACTGAGCTTCTGACTGTGGCGAAAAAACTTAATGGCTTTGTGTATGCGTCGTGCTATGGCTGTAAAACCAAAGAGCAAGCTGTGCAATATCGCCGTCAATTCTCGCAACGTGAATTAATGCTGATTTTTGGCGATTTCCTTTCTTTCAATCCAGTCACCAAGAAAACCGAAGTGGATTATGCGGTCACTCGTGCAGCAGCAATGCGAGCCTATCAAGACAAAACCCAAGGCTGGCACACGGCAATTTCAAACAAGGATTTGACAGGCGTTACTGGCGTGACCAATCCATTATCCTTTGACATCAATGATGCTGACACTGACGTCAATTATCTGAATGAACAAGGCATTACTTGCTGTATCAATTACAACGGCTATAAGTTCTGGGGCGTTCGCACCTGTTCCACCGATAAAACTTTTTTATATGAAAACCAAACTCGCACCGCACAAGTATTGCGTGACACCATTGCACAAAGTTTTGACTGGGCGATAGATAAAAATATCAGTGTGACCTTGGTAAAAGAAATCGTGGAAGCCATTAATTCTAAATGGCGTTACTGGACCAATGAGGGCAAATTAGTGGGTGGTAAAGCCTTTGTGAAAAAAGAATTTAACACCACTGAAACCCTTAAAGATGCCAAATTATTAATTGGCTATGATTACTGTGCGGCACCGCTATTAGAACAGTTGGAATTTAACCAATATGTAAGCGATGAGTATTTAGTCAATCTCGCCGATGAAATCGCCAAAGTAGGAGCTTAAACATGGGATTACCTCGCAAATTAAAATTAATGAACGTGTTTGGCGACGGCAACAGCTATCACGGACAAATCAATGAACTGGAACAGCCAAAACTAGCATTGAAACTCGAAGAATATCGTGCAGGCGGCATGATTGGTGCAGTAAAAGTCAATTTAGGACTTGAAACCTTAGAAACCACGCTCAAAATGGGCGGTTTTATGACAGAGTTTTTAAAGAAATTTGGCTCTAATATTGACGGTATGCCATTACGTTTTATGGGTGCATACGAGCAAGACGACTCTGGCACAGTCACCAGCATTGAAATTGTGATGCGTGGACGGTTCGGTGAAATTGACAGTGGCAACGCCAAAGTTGGAGATGATACCGAACAAAGCTACACCGTGCCACTCACCTATTACAAGGTCATTGAAAATGGTACAGATATTATTGAGATTGATATGCTAAACAGTCTTTTTATTGTCAATGGTACCGACCGCTTAGCCGAACATCGCTCAGCAATTGGGCTGTAATTATTAACCCCTCGGGCGGAGCAATCCGCCCCTATCTATATTAAAGGAACACGCAATGGCAAAAACTAAATCAAACAATAGTAAAACCGTAAAACTCACCACCCCTATTTTACGTGGTGAACAAAAATATAACGAAATCACTGTAATCAAACCTAATGTAGCTGCCTTAAAAGGGTTAAAGTTATTAGATGTTATGCAATCTGATGTCAATGCATTAACGGTATTATTACCAAGAGTTACTCAACCCATGTTACATAAAAATGACTTTGACAATATGGATATCCGAGATTTTACAGAATTAGCCTCTGAAACTATCGGTTTTTTATTGCCGAATTCGGAGACCGAGACAATGGCATCCGAATAACAAACTACGTGGAAGACGCCATTGCAGACATCGCCACTGTATTTCATTGGCAACCCAACGTCTTTGATGATATGGATTTAAGCGAACTTATGCAATGGCACGAAAAAGCACACCAACGTGCCGAAACTCAAACTTAAAAAAGTGCGGTTAAAACTCAACAAATTTTGACCGCACTTTTGAGGCAAAAACGCAAAAGAATAGCTATGCAAAACTACGCCCTCGCCATTTTAGGTATGTTTCCGTTTATGCAACGGACTATCCCTTATCAATCCATTAGCCGTGATACAACTTGGAGACAGCCCACTAATGCCGTTGTTGGCGCTATGCCTAAAACACAATTTATAGGCAAAGAAAGCGATAACATCACGATTAATTGTCAACTTCGCCCAGAAATTACAGGTGGCAGTCTCAGCATTGATGCGCTCCGTTTAATGGCAAATAGCGGTGGGGCATATCCTTTTATTGATGGTAATTTTATGATATTAGGCTTTTTCGTCATCGAAAATATCCACGAAGAAAAGTCCGAACTCTTTGCAGATGGTACGGCAAGATCTATTGATTTTTCAATGCAACTAAAACGGACTGATGACCCAACACTTATCAGTGTAGCGGAAAGTATTATGGATATGATGTAATGCTAGATAATTTTTTACAAACCAACCACCGCACCCCCATTTTTAACGTGCGTGTGATCACCAAAGACAAGCAAGAGAAAGACATCACCCAAGTAGTTAATGACCGTCTAATTAGCCTATCTATTGCCGACAATCGTGGCTTTGAAGCGGATATGTTAGAGCTTGAATTGAGCGACCACGATGGCTTATTAGAACTGCCGCCACGCAATGCAACAATCCAAGTAGCCATTGGCTGGCAATCATCGCTCTTGGTAGATAAAGGTAAATACTTGGTAGACGAAGTGCAATTTAGCGGTGCGCCTGACAAGGTCAATATCAGAGCAAGAAGTGCAGATTTAAAAGGCTCGTTTAGCGAGAAAAAAGAGCGGTCATTTCACAGTATAAAATTGCCTGCCTTAGTTGAGCAAATTGCCAAGGAAAATCAACTAGAAGCTAAAGTAGCAAAAGATTATCAAGAAAAAACTATCCGCCACATCGACCAAACCAGTGAAAGCGATATTAATCTGCTCACACGCCTTGCAGAACAGTATGACGCCATTACCACAGTGAAAAACGGCTGTTTGCTATTTATGCCAACAGGCAAAGGCAACACGGTAAGCGGTAAAAACATTCCACCTTTTGAGATTACCAGACAAAGCGGTGATAGCTATAATTTTAGCATTGCCGAAAGCGATAATTACAAAGCGGTGCGTGCTTACTGGCACGACACCAACACGGGAAAGCGTGGCGAAATCATTATTGATGAAAACAGCAAAATCACCAAAAAGCAAAAAATGACCAAGGGGCGCAAGCTAAAAAACGGTCAAGTTAAAGGGCAACACTTAAGTAAGCGCAAATACAACGTGCTGGAGCAAACTGAACCCGTCACCAGCGACAGCGATCAAATCAAAACCCTACGATACACTTACGCCAACGAAACTAGCGCGATTACAGGTGCAAAATCCGCCTTTGACAAACTCAAGCGTGGGGTCGCCACCTTTTCCATGACGCTAGCCTTTGGCGAACCCGAACTGATACCCGAAATGCCGTTAGTATTGCGTGGGTTTAAATCTATGATTGACGGCTCAGATTGGATTATCAGCCGAGTGACACACAACATCAACGACAGTGGATATACCACACAAATTGAATGCGAGTTGAAAGTGGAAACGGATGTGGAAGTGAAGAAAAAAACGTGATGAACATCACATCTCTACTGTAACGCTGAATCTGGGTTATCATCCTTGCGACAAGGTAAGTGTAAAAAATGGAAAGGTTGGGTATTGAAAGAGGCGGATTAACCGTCTTTTCTTTTCCGTTGAGAAATCGTCAATACGGAAAAATTCCCAACCTTGAGCCGCATATTCATTTACTAATTCCTGCAAATAATCTGCCACAGCAGTTTGAATATTTTTCTCCAAAACAAAAATCCCAACCGCACTTTTACAGTTGGGATTGAGTTATAAATCTCTCGGGTTAAACGACACTACGCTGACAAATTTGCCGATGATTTCTGCAGTATCGAATAACTCTGCTGAAATGGCAAAGGGCTCATATTGTTTATTATCCGATGATGCTCGTAATGAACCATCAGGCAAGCGTTGTAGGCGTTTGATAAAGGTATGTCCATTAAGTTTAAACACATAAACACCATCACTAATAAATTGATTGATATTGGTGTCGATAAATACTAAATCACGAGGGCTGATTGTCGGCATCATACTGTCCGTTGGTACACGAATAATATGTACACCTTGAGTAGATTTTCGACCAAGAATTTGCCCAACCCCAACATCAGAGAACCAAATAGATTGGATAATCTCTGGATAATCTACATTTAAAATCCCATCTGTACTGGCAGCAGCGTCCACATCTAACACATCAATACGGTGAGCGTGATCATTATCAGGCTCGCTTGTCATTGCTGACACCTCTTGGGATAAATTGGGTTCGCCTTTACCTGTTTTTAACCAGTCAATATTGACCCCAAGTGCGGTCGCTATTTCGTAGATTTTAGTTGGGTTTTTTGTTTGACCATTCAAAATTTTAAATACCGAAGGCTGAGTAATGCCAATTAAATTCGCAAATTCCTCTTGTGTTAAGCCTTTTTCATTCAATAAAAATTTTAAACGTTCTGCCAAAGTATTCATACTTACCTCTTATTTTGGTTGTAATAATATAACTTAAGCTATAAAAAATAAAATTCATTTGGCTATTGAATTTTATTCTTTTAACTATATAATTATAGTTAATAAATAACTAAAGGTATTTTTTATGAGTGGGTTTAATCCAAAAATAAAACAAGCAATAGAAATCGTAGGCTCACAAGCCAATCTAGCTAATGAATGCAATGTTGCACAGCCAACAGTATTTAAATGGCTTAATGGGAGTGAATATTCTGCAAAATACGCTGCAAGAATTGAAATCGCCACACAAGGGGCAGTCACTGCAAGAGAGTTGTGTTTTGCGTTATTAAATGAATCAGATAAACAAAAAATTTAGGTGAAAAATGGCAAACATTAATTGCGGTTGCGGAAACTGTGGTTCGAAAGATTTACGAGTGCGTACATCAGAAAGTATGGGACTACGCTCTGGGTCTTTTTTATTGGTGTGCAATTCTTGTGGTGCACGCAATCATGGGTTGTGGGAAATCATTAAACTAGAAACGCCAAATTATGTGGAGCGTCCTGAGTATTTGCGAGCAAATACTCCACTGAAGAACTATAACCCGAATCAAACAGAAATCCCGATGGAATAACAACCGTTATTCTTTTTAAACACTAATTAAACACTCACGGCTGAGCTTAAAAAATTTAGCTGTGGGATTTTTACACCCTAAATTCAGAAAATTGCTGAATTTATAAACAAAAAAGGAGCTAAAAATGGCTTATCAAAACTCAAACCGTGGACGACTACAGGATAAATCCAAAGGCAAGATTGACCTTTGGGCATTGCAAAACACACTCAAAACGCAAGGGCGCATGATTACGCATTTAAGCCGTAGCTATGAGATGTTAAAGGGATTGGTGGATTTATTGCGAGATGAAGTGGCAGACCTTACCGAAATAGTCGAACAAAAGCGCAAACCATGGTGGAAACGCTGGTTAAAGCACTAGGAGCTTGACAATGAAAAGTTTAACAGCAGTGCAACGTTATGCATTTGCGGAACAGGCACATGCACAACAGCAAACTATTTTGGCAGAGCAACAAAAACGAGCGGAACAGTTTGCTAATTGGATTGCTTATCAACGTAGCCAAAACCGTAGCGATGTGTATGCCATGCTGTTGAGCCAGTTAAAAACAAAGGTGCATGCGGTAGTCGAAAATCAGGCAAAAACCGACCGCACTTTAATCAGTTTTTTGGATTTGCCCAGTTTTAGCAAGTTGCATTTTCGCAATAAGCCAGTGTGTGAAAACAGTGAAACAGGCTTCGTGAAACTGCCTGATTTGCCGAGTTTTAAAGGCGAGCCGTTAGATCTGCGGTTTTTACATTTAAAAGGATAAAAATAATGAACGATTTTTTTATTTTAACCATGAGTATCGCAAAAGCAAATTGGGATGTATTAGCTGTCATGCTCGGCATGCCAATGTTAACTGTGTTGGGTTTGATGATTGCGGAAAGTTTAAATAAAAAATAAGGAGTATTTCAGTGATTTTAACGTTATTTAGCATTTTGTTTTTTTGTGCTTTGGTTAGTGGATTGATTGGCATATTGGTGATGATTGAAGGTTATGGAGAAGATGAATGCGATTAGCAAAATTGGCGATGTGTGATGATAGTTTTGTGCGTGCGCTGTTTATTAAGCTGCGTGGAATCGAACACATTAAGGAAGAGATTACAGGTGACCACCGAATTAGTGTGCATCATGTTTTTTTCGACGGTGAATATTTTGAAGTGACGATTACGCCGTTTAAAGAACGGGACCAGGGCGCTTGCGATTGTTTGTTTTTGGTGAAACCTGCGCGAGCCAATGGCGATGTAATCGAACAATGTTTTGTCGGCTCTGGCTGGATGAAAAGCGATGAAATTATAAAACGATTGGAGGTGTAGCTATGCAACTTTTTTTAGACAGTGGCGATGAATATCAAATTAAGCGCGGTGAAGACAAACGATTTCAATCGTATTTGCGCCACGCAGAAAGCGAAGCCTATGTGGCGATTGGTGCAAAGCATGACCGTTTTATTGATGCCTTTGGTGATTTAATGGCGTGCGAATTAAGCGTGGCAGAACTGGACAGTTTAAATGATCTACGTGATGTGATTAATGATTTGGCATTCAGCACCGACGATTGGTTTCGTCAACATGATGAGTATTTAACAACGTTATAAGGCTAAATAATGAGCTGGGAACAAGAACGAGACGAAAACGAACGCTTGAAAGCACAACGTGGCATGATTCGCCAAGTGCCTGAAAGTGTAGGTACTGACGGCAGTTTACGCCCTGCACCTGAGTCTTGTCGCACAGAAACCCAGCTTGAGCTGTTTCAAACTGTTCCTTACAGCTATGACTTTGTCGAAAAGTTATTAAATCAACTGCCACGCCAACGCCAACGCGAGCATTTTCGCAAGCTCTATTTGCGCGAATATCGCTCGGTGGAGATGGGGGGCGAACGCAAGGCGAATTTGTTTTTGCGTGATCTATTGGGCAACCGCTTGAAAAAAGTGTTTGCCGAATATCGTGTGGATGTGGCGTTTATGCAAAGTTTTGCGCGTGAGCCTGATTTTTTGCTCGACCGTAAAATGTGGGACGAATTTGACCGCACTTTGACCACAGTGAAAACAAAAGCAACCTATGTCGACGATGACAATGCCGAGCAAAACTTTGTGCGTAAATTTAACCAATTTGCCCACCGCGAAATGAGCAAAGGCACGGTGCCGTTTTATTTGTTGGGTTCGCAGAAATTAAGCGAACTCGCTTATAAAATCGCCACGTCGTTTAGCAATGTGCAACGTGCGTTTTTAGATGCGCATTTGGCGTTGCAGCAGGAATTTACCACAGCGGAAATCAACGGTTTAATGCTTCGCATTTATGGCTTTTGTGGCAAGGTCGCCGCGGCGATTGGCTTTCCGTTGGCGCATTGGGACCGTTACAAAAGCAAAGGCATTATTCGTCAAGAATATATTGATTGCACGCTGATGAAAATCTGCGATGAAAAATATTGGGTGCGCAATATGCAAAAACTGCAAAAGCAGATGATTGAGCATATTGCTATCGCCTGTGGCGAAGTAAAAAAACATTACAGCAGTTATGTGTCACGAAATGGGCTGATGGATTGGAGACAACAAATGAAGAAAAACTATGATTTTTTGAAATCAATGATTATTGAAAATGTGGACGACCCCGCAGAACAAGCAGAATTGTTTGATATGTATTTACGTTCGTCTGCTAATCCTGCATTGCGTCGTTTAGAGATGATGACCCGCCTAAACGGTTTAGAGCAATGGGCAGATGAAACAGAGCATCATGCACTGTTTTTGACCTTAACTGCGCCAAGCGCATTCCACGCCACACTTTCCCATGGCGAGCCAAACCCAAAATGGAATGGTGCAAGCCCGCGCAAAACACACCAATATTTAAACCGTGTATGGGCGCAGTTTCGTGCTTTATTGGCTAAGCGCGACATTGGCTTTTATGGCATGCGAGTGGCGGAACCACACCACGATGCAACACCGCACTGGCATTTATTGGTTTATGTGGATAAAAAACATCGTGATGAAGTGGTTGAGCTGTTTAAACGTAAAGCTTTGGAGCTGGACGGTAATGAGCGTGGTGCGAAACAACACCGTTGCAAGGTGGAAGACATTGACCACGAGAAAGGCTCAGCAACGGCGTATATCGCGAAATATATCAGCAAAAACATCGACGGTTTCGCAGGCGATGAAGAACGCTCCGATGAAGACCCAGAAATGTTGTTAAAAGACAATGCCAAACGCGCCCGTGCTTGGGCGAGCATTTGGGGCATTCGTCAATTTCAATTTTATGGTGATGCTGGAGTTGGCGTGTGGCGTGAATTGCGCAGATTAACCGCTGGCGACATCACCGACGAAGAATTAGAAGAAATGCGCATTTGTGCAGACGTTGGCTGTTATGCCTCTTATCTGCAACGTCAGGGCGGTGCAATGGTGAAACGTGCAGATATTAAAGCGCGGTTGCACTACGAAGAAACCGAGCCTAACCAATTTGGCGAGACACGTCAGAAAATTGATGGCGTGCGTCTCACTCGCTGTTTAGCATGGGTGAAAAGTCGTTTGAAAAAATGGGTTATTAAACGCAAACCTAGCACCAAACCTAGCACTAAACAGGGAGAATGCTCCGCTAATAGTGGCGAATTTTCGCCACCTTGGACTTGTGTCAGTAACTGTAACCACCCTAAAGGAAAGTTATCAGTGAATGACATTGCTGAGATGATGAAAATACATCGTAACGAGATTGAGCAGATTAAATTTTGCTTAAGTTTACACAAAATATCGTCTCGATGGGTTACCGATTATCGACTTTGTCGTCTTGTTTTAGGCGACAAAGTTGGAATTTATGGGGGCATGTTTATTCATTGGGACGGTCGTGAATTGGTTATTGAGTAAAAAAAGTTGAGTTTTTTAAGTTTTTGGGAGATTGAAAAATGGATAAATTAAAAATAACTGAAGCATTTATTTCTGAGCTTGTTAAAGATAAAGCCAGAATGGATTTTATACAAGAACATAAAATCGAAATAATTCTTGAAAGAGATACTGGCGAATTCCAACTTTGCCGACATGATAACGGAATTATTATTGATCTAACTTATGATACATCACTACGAGATGGCATAGACCGAATGATTGAATATTTTAAAAGAAATGGTTAGTAAGGGGGATTTATGGAACAATATCAAGAAATAATGGAAAAATTGACCACACTTGAACAGATGTTGGCACGTCAAGCTATTAATGAAAACAACAAGGAATTATGGAATATGGAACAGGTGGCACGTTATTTTAGATGTACCAAACGGCATTTGATGTCTATTATCACTGATCCGTATTTTCCACGCCCAGTGCGTATGCCTACACAACGAGACGTGAAAAAATCCAGTAATGAACGTTTATTCTTTGTTGGAGAGATTGTCAAATATGCTCAGCGTCGCCAAGAACGCTGGCATTAATCAAGTAAATTAACCACATCTTCCATTTTCGGAGCATAGTAGGTATTAAGTAAAATCTTGATATCTCTATGCCCTGATATTTTTGCAAGTGTCATCACTTCCACTTTTTGAGATAGGCGGCTCAAGGCTTCACGCCTTGTGTCGTGGAAATGGAGATCAGCATCCGATAACCCAGCGCGCTCTTTTATTAGCCTAAAATTCGCATCAAGCGAACGGCTGTCAAGATTAAAAATTAAGTCAGTTTCCGCATCCTTAAATAAGGACAGATGAGTGATTATTTTTATTGCTGTTGTCGATAATGGCACATCTCGAGAATGTCCGTTTTTGGATGTAGGGATATGCAAAATTCGTGTTTCTGCGTTTAAATCTGCCCACGTCGCTTTGCAAATTTCGCCTGCGCGCATAGCGGTTTCAATGGCGAACAACATTGCTGCACCAACACGGCTTTGCACACTTTTCGGCGGCACGCTAAAATCAAAGCCTGACACATAGGTTAGACGTTCTATTTCTTCGTCGCTATAGCGGCGGCTTCTTTCTTTGGGTGTTTCGGGTCTTTTTACGTTTTTTAAGTGGTTTTCGTGTAAGTATTTCCATTCTGTGACAGCTGTTGTCATCACATGGGATAAGGTGTTCCACTCGCGCAATACGCTCGCTGCACTGACCTTGGATAGGCGTTCATCGCGCCATTGCTGAAAATGGCGTTCGTGTAAATCGGGCAAACGTATGCTGCCGATTGGCATATCCATCAAGCGGAGTAAACGCAAGCGCTCTTCTCGGTAGCTACGCTTTTTAATGCTAATTTCTTTTATGTATTTATCCAATAGTTCTGCAAATGTGATATTGGGGATGCTATTGTTAATAGCCCCAGTAAGAATTTTTGATTCTATATCCAGCGCCCATGCCTGTGCCTCAGCTTTTGTGCGAAAATAGCCTGATTTCGATACACCTTTTCTTCTGACTTGAGCACGCCAAGTACCGTTAATTTTATTGAAAGTTGCCATCTTTTTAGAGCCTGATTTTTTGGTGCAATTTATAGTGTAAATTTGGTGCAAATTCACTTCATTTATGATCTAATCAGATCATAAATGAACAGTAAATAAATGTAAATATATACAGTGTTTTTAAAGTGAAGAAATTTTAGAAATGTTATAACTTATTGATCTTAAAATATTTTTAAAATAAAAAAGCCACTCTAAAAGTGGCTTATCATTTTTATAAATTTTACTAGTGGTGCCTAGGGTCGGACTCGAACCGACACGTTTATTCAACGGCGGATTTTGAATCAAGTGCGTAGGAGCATATTCTAGTCCCCCCCTAAAATACTTCCTATTATCTGGGTGTACCTAGCCAATACATCCTCAAATGGGTATTGATTACTTAATCAACACCATCAATCCTACACAGCTTTTTTGTGTTTGTAAATCCTGAATGCAGAAATTTACAGTTATTTTAAGAAAAAACTTGACTTTACACTATAAAATCTTCAATATAATAGCAGAAGTTAGCGTAAACTTAAATGCGCAATGTGAGTTAGCACATCGTCAATCTGAAACTAATTTAGGATATTTAAGGCCTAGTAGATGGCAAGCATCAGAAAAACTTGAAACTAATCTAGGATAGTTAAAGCCTAGCAGATGGCAGACATCAGAAAAACTAACATTTAATTTTAAAGCTCACATTTCGTGGGCTTAATTCGTTATATAATATAACTTTCAGATAACTATGAAAGAACAAGCTAAATTAGGACGATATATTGATATTATTGAAGATGCTGCAAAATTCTTCAACAATCATTTCATAAATAAGAAAGTTATCTATAAAACAAAAAATCAAGAGATTTCTATCATATTTAAACGTTCAAACTTCATGCATCTATGTAGTATAAGATATGTTGATGGAGCAACTGAATTTTTTAAAGCTGCAATTTCGGGAAAGCTAGCTCTTTCAAAAATGAGTGTAAAAAGTGATGGAACCACCTTTTTAAAACTTTCATTATTAAAATCAGTTAATTCTCTACTTAGTCCTGAAATTACTTTAACAGAAGGGGCTATATATTTAAATTTACATTTTGATAAAGCTCTTAGAACTAAAAAACAAATTTTTGCATTAACCTTAATTAACAATCATCACATATTCATACCTCAATCATTATTAAATTTAAGAAGTATGAATGAATTCCCATATGGAGATAAAGTAATTAGTATTAAATCGTTCCACTTACAAAATAATACAGAAATTGTATATTTATAACTTCTTAATATTATGAATACTGAATTATAGATTAAATGTCTCTTAGATCTCACAACAAGCCCAAACTGCATTGAGCTAAACTAAACATATACGAATTTAAGAAAGTTTAGCTTTCTTATCTATCATTGTTATGCTCTTATCAAAACTGAATACTTCCCATTCTCCTACATTTTCATCATAAAAAATCTCAGAATTCATACTATTCTAGATAGCCATGAAATTGCTTAATATCTTTCTTGTATTGGTTTAGCAATAAATCATTCTCAATATGTTTATGAATACTTTGCTGTATTGTTTTATATCCACTCCAGTAGCTCATTGGATAATCAGGATCAATAATATCCTCATTCCAAGGAGAAACTATAGCATCTCTTTTAAATAACAATGGATGTTTTTCTTGAGAATTAAACAATGGATTAGCAAATTTATCTTTTATAAGATACCCCTTGATAATCACTGGAGTTTTTATTTTATCTAAAGCTAATAACATTAAAACAAATCGGGCAGTATTATCAAACCCACTAGAACCATATTCCCCTTTGAAAGAGAAACTTGATGACACATAAGTATAGGTTATATTAGAATCTTTAAACTCTTGTATTATATATACATAACCAGTATCTTCATTTAATATTAAATGAAGCTTGTAAACTAGTTTACCATCCAGTTTAGTACTTAAAAATTCTTTTGCAAAAAGAAGTGGATGTTGAGTGAATATGTTGTAAACAATTTGATTATATGCAGCTCCCACACCATGTTTTAACCATTGAGCATTACAACCAAATAATTGGCTTAATGCATCTAAATGAAAGAACGGTATCTCTTTTTTAGCTAAAAACCAAGCATTTATATCATTTATAGATACATTCATTTTCTCAGCTAATTGAGAAAAGGTCATCTCATTAACATTAACTTGATTTGCGTTATTCAATGCTGTGTAGAGACGTTTCGATATTTCTGATAGAAATGAGACATTTTGTATTCCTTGTTGAGTATTTTGTAGAAAGCACCATTGCTGAATAAGATATCTAGCTTCGGCTTCTAAAGAACGTTCATTTTTCTCAGCTATTTTTTGTAATTGTTCGATAATATTTTCTGGTAATTCCCTGATATTCAATGATTTGGGTTTAGACTTATTACTGAACATAATATACCTTACACTAAATTATTATCAAAATGACGACAAAATGAAACGAGTGGAGTATAAGCTATTTTTCTACAAAATACTAATGCTTTTTATATCAAATTCAATTGTTTGCCTTAACAAATGTACTACCTATCACTCTTTTTAAAAACGTCTTTCCCTTGTAAATTAAGGACGATAATTTTTAATCAAACCATCAATAATTTGCATGAGTAAAAAGTTATTTTGAGATGAATCTAATAATGTTTTTAGAAAATCAAAAAATATTTTCTTGTATCAGTATATATCACATCTGCCACATTGGTTACACTACCTGTTGAACCTTGTACAGCTTTACTGTCGCCTGTTTTAACCCCTGCACGTTGTAAAGCAATATAAAGTTGTGAGCCATTGATTGCATCGGTAGATTCTGCTGAAATCAAGCCTGCTGACAC